GGCCGGCGCTGGCGCTGGCGCCAGCGGCGCAGCCCCTACGTCCGGCGACAGGGGGCCAGAGGGGACAGGAGCTGCGCCCGGCATAGGCGGTGCGGCACCGGGCATCGCGCCGGAGATCGCCGCGATGAGCGGGTCTACCGGGGGCGGAGGCGGCGCGGAGACGTGCGCCGCGGGGCGGACGCTGACATCCGGGTCCTTGGCGTACAGAAAACTGTTGAGAATGTCGATGTAGGCGCCGATGATGTTCGCATCGGAGGCCCAAGCGGAGTTCGCGGTGCCGGAGGCGTAGCGCCGGTCGCGCATGTAGCGCTGACGGGCGTACTTGTCGAATTCGCGGGCTACGTCGTACTCGGACTTGAGCTTCTTGACTGCTTCAAGCTCGCCCTCCGGTACTTCCTCGCCATCGGGGCCGACGCGCGTGCTGCGATCGACGGCATCTGCGATGCCAGCTTGCATATCCGGTGCGGGGACACTCATTCCGGCATCCTAACGGCCCCGCCAGTGCTGCGCAACCCAAGCTGCGCGGCCCCGGTAGCTCCACATCTTGTCCGGGCCATTGAACTGTACGAGCCGGGCGTCGGCCGGGAGCTCGTGATCGGTGCCCAAGTCGCGGATCGAGTAGAGCCCGGAATCGCGACCCCAGACCGGCACTTTGTGCGCCAGTTTGTATGAAAGCCATGCCTGGTCCGATCCACGGAACCCCGCGGCTCGGGCTTCAGCCACGGCCGCGGACGGGTTCTTTATGAAATCGGTCCAGACTTCCGGGTGCGTGCCCGGAGTGAAAAGTTGTAAACCGCCGCCGATGCGCATGCGCTTGCCCCAGTCGCGAAATGGGCGCCAGCCGACGAAGGGCTCGTTGCGATCCACTACTGGGGTCAGGTCTGCGACAGGGAGCATGTCTATGTCGCCCGCGAGTACGCGCGGCGAGAGGATCTCGGCGGCTTCTGCCGACTGCGCCCATAAGCGCTGGTAGCAGGACGGGAAACGGCTGCCTTCGGGTGAGCGAATGGCGCCGGCTTTCGCCGCGGCTGGCGGAGTCTTGATCCATGTGACGCCGCCCTGCGCCTCGGGGATTTCATCCGAGATGCAGACGAAACGATGCTCGACTGGCAGATGCTTCTTGAAAAGCTCCGCGAGCCGGATCACGTGCTCGGGCTGGAAGTAGCGTGGAGCGCTCGGCGCGCCGCGCGGCGGCAGCGGCCGATGACGATCAGGCGGCGGAATCTTGCCAGCGCGTGCCAGTTTTCGCATGTGGCGCGAAGTAATCATCAGATCCGCGCGAATTTCCGGCACCACGATGACGGCGTTGCGATCGCCGCGCATGCCGCGCGAGCCTTGCAGTGATGGGTCGTGCCAAAGCCAGACGAGGATGTCAAGCATCTTCGGTCAACAGCCTTGCGATGAAGCTGCCCCCGCTACCAAGATCAATGGCTTGAATGTCGTGGCGCGCGATGCGCATCGCCAAGCACGTAGCAGTCATGCCGCAGGACATGATGACAATCTCGGGACCGTTGCGCAGCAGCTGCTTTTCAAAGTGGTCGATCTGCGCATACGCCTCGTGCGAGGGGCACTCCACGTGGTCGATGAGCGCCGGGTTGCTTGCCGCGAGCGCGCGTAATGTACCGCTCTCTTTCTCGCAGAGCACCGCGACGCGCTTGTGAGCCCAGAGACTCGCGAATTCCTCCGCGTACTGCTTGGTGCGAATCCAGGGGGCGGAGTCCGGACGCGAAATGAAGGCCGAATAGAACGGCCCCTTCGTGCGTTTCAGGAGTCCAGAGAAGCGATCAATGTGTTTCTTCCATGTATCGTACTTCGGCCCCGTCGGGTCCATCGTCGGAATGGCGCGCAGGCATGTATTGTCCGGCTTGCGCAATACCTGGCGGAGTTCATGCGCGAGTTTCTTGTTAGGCGGCTCGCGGACGTAACCCGCACCATCCATCATCTTGAATTCGCCGTCACCGATGCGCGCAATACTATAGCCAGACTTAAGTTTTGCGAGGGTTTCCCATTCGCCGTAGACTTTCGGGTAGCTCATTTGAGCGTCGCCAGTGCGATGCGCTGATTTCCGGTTTCGCGGCTCGGTTTTCTGCCGGTACTTTCGATCCAGTTCGGCACATCCTCGAAAGTCAAGCCAGCTTCGGCCGCGCATGCCTGGTAAGTCTTCAGAGTGTGGCGAAACTGCTTGAGTCCGCTGCGCCAGTCGCGATCTTCGGGGACGTAGCTGAAGTAGAACCGCGCTGCGGGCGCCATTACTGCGCCCACAAGCGTCATCAGCTTCACGCACTCTTCACGCGGCAGATGTATGAACACGGAAAACGCCCAAATGAAGTTGAAAAGCGCGCCGTTCGGCCAGTTCAGCGAGATGGTCGGCCGGAACTTGTCCCAACCTTCCTCGTGAGAGAGTGCATTCGCCGCATCCACCGCGCCAGCTGAGATGTCGTAGCCCCAATACTGGCACCGCGGCGCGGCTTTGCGCGCAAGCCGCCCCGTGCCGCAGCCTATGTCGAGTAGCGCGTGGTGCGGCTTGAGCCCTTGCGCGATCAAGAAGTCGCGCTGCAGCTCGCCGTGAAAATCCCAGTTCGTTCCGCCTCCGATCGCGGCCTGGTAGCCGGTCTCTGCGATGCGCTTGTCCGTGTGCTTGCCGTACGCGGTGATGAAGTCGTTTTCCTTGTAGAGCTTGACTTCCGCATCGAAGCGGACGGACTTCGGCGGCATTGCGGCCAGTTCTTCGTCGGTGATTTTCATCAGAACACCTTATGCCACGGTAGGCGCAGCGGATCATGGCCGCGCAGTGTACCGCGCTTCGCCATGATCTCCTGCTTTCGTTTCTTGAATGCGGCCGGGTCGCGCGGGAGCGTGTGCTCGCTTGAGTCCGGGACGGAGTGGCGTGTGTGAACATGCAGTGCGGTGTCCAATAACTCCGGCGCACCGTTCGCCTTCTCCATCTCTTTCAAGAACGGAGTGCCTCCGCCGAGTACGCCTGAGAAGTCTTCATTGTAACCTCCGGCATTCCAGTAGGCTTTCTTCGTGCAAAGATACGAGTCGATGTGCGGATGGATTTCAACGAAGGCCGCATTCGGGTTAGCCTTATCTTTCTTCCGCGTCTCATCCGCGGCGCCGATGCGGAAACGCTTGAAACAATACCAGTGTGCAGCCATCACCGCGTGCATTTTTGCGTCACTACTTTGTATCTGCCGCACGAATTCCACCACATACTCCGCGTTATTCGGCGGCAGTACGTGGTCTGTGTCAACGTGCAAAATCCAATCCGTCTCGGCGACCGTGGTGCCGAGATTGCGCGCCATGCCGCGGTTCCACGGCACATCTTCATCGATGCGATAGATGTGCGGCATATAGCGAGTTCGGTTATCTCGTTGCTCGCGAAGCGCGTCGTACGCCGGCTCCGGGCTGCAATCGTCGACCACTATCATCTGAATCGCATCCCACAATTCTCGGCCGTACGAAGTCCACGTGTCCTGCTGCTTCTGCAGCATCTTCGGCTGGCGGTAGTACGGCACGATCATCGTGATGAGTGGTTTCATGCTGCCTCGAAGATCAGGTTTTCGCCGGCCGTGCCGCGCAGCCGATAGTTGAGCGAGTTCAGCAGTAGTTCGATCGCTCCGGGCTGAAAGCCCCGGCCGCGGGATTTCTTGTTCTGCTCGACGATGATAAGGGGCGCGCAGCGCATGATGGTCTCTGTCGCGCCCAGGAGCGCGAAGAATTCGTAGCCCTCGAGATCCAGGATGATCGCATCGCAGTCGGTGAGTCCCAAGTTGTCGATTCTGAGAACAGGGACATCGCCGGCTTTCGGCGTCACCTGGTGGCCGCCGGTATTCTTCGGCTGAATGTCCATCTTCTTGCACGCATTCACGGCGCCGAGCGCCGCGCGGGCGGCGAAGACATTCTGCGCGGTAGCATTGCGCACGAGGCACGAGAAATTCTCGAAGTCAGGCTCAAAGGTGTACACACGGCTGAACATCGCGGACAGATACTTCGGGAAGACGCCGATGTGGCCGCCCGCCTGCACGACCGAGCGCTTGTGCTTGGTGCGGATCTGCGGCTTCATCTCCTCCCAGCTTGCGAGGTAGCGCGCCGGGCCGCCCATGATCTCCGGCACGAACCATTCGCCAGATTGCTTCACCGCACGATGCTCCAGAGTTGATCGAGCGTCATCTGCCGGTGCCGGCAGCGCGCCGCCATCAAAAGATCATGGAAGTCCGCCCAGCGCAGGATGTGTTTGCCTTGCCCCTCGCGCACCTCGTTCACCTTCGGGATCGAAGTCTTCACGAGATCGCCACCATAGGACAGTTCCTCGGTCAACTTCTCGCCGGGGCGCAGGCCGGTTTCGGTTATGCGGTTCCATGTGTCGAAAATTACGTCTGCGCCTTTGAATTTGATAGGCGGGTCCGACGCCAAAACCACTTCGCGCGCCATGTCGTACATGTTCTTCGGCTCGCCCATGTCGAGCACGTAAAGCCCGTCGCGTGGCAAACTACCGGCGCCGAGGGTGAGATCCACCGCCTCCGGGATAGACATGAAGAACCGCGTGCAGCGCTTGTCGGTGAGCGTGATCGGTTTGCCGGCCTTGATCTGCTCGCGCCACAGCGGCAGCACCGAGCCTGAGGAATTCAGTACGTTGCCGAAGCGCACGATGGAGATGCGCATGCTCGTGCGGCAGCGCAGGAAGTCAAGGAACAATTCACACGCGCGCTTCGTCGCGCCCATTATGGATGCCGGCTTCACGGCCTTGTCGGTCGACACCTGGATGAACTGCTTGACGCCGAAGCGCGAGGCAGCCTCGGCGAGTGCGATCGTACCGCCCACATTGTTGAGCACGGCATCTATTGGGTTCTCTTCGCACAGCGGCACATGCTTGTGCGCCGCAGCGTGGATCACAATCTCAACCGCGTTGGTCTCGAACGTGCGCTCCATCAACTTCTGATCCGTCACGGAGCCGAGCACCGTGCGCACAGTTCCCGCGGGAGCTACGTCCTTGAGCGCTCGCTCGGTGTTGTAGAGTCCGATCTCGGAATGGCCTACCAGGATGAGTCGCGATACCTCGTACTCCACGAGGCGCTTGCAAAGCTCGGAGCCGATGGAGCCGCCCGCGCCAGTGACGCAGACGACCTTGTTCTTGTAGTGGTTCTTGGGGTGGGCAATCATTGTGTGACACACCCTACAGTTTCGAAGGTGGCCGGTCAACGCCAACGGACTTTCGGCTTCTCATCTTCCTGGTGCTCGAGCCATGCACCCGTGAAAGGCTTCGGCCCCTTGGGGCGCTCCTGTGACGGCGGCATCCGCGCGACGGGGAACTGGTCAACCGCCCGGCCAATCAGGCCGCACACGTCCGCGGCGTCGTCATAACGTCCGGCTGGGAGTGAGACCAGCTGCTGCACAATCCGGCGGCTGTTGGCGTTGTCGCGCAGGTGCACGCGCCCGGAGGCCGCCATGCCTTGGAAGTTGCTGCACTTCGCCACCTTGTCAGCCATCGAGGGAATCGAGCGCAGATCGAACGTCGCCTTGTAGCCGATCTCGCGCATGCGCCTGTGTATCCATGGCCGCGTCGCCTTGTCGATCACGCCGCCTTCGTTGAAGCCCATGGAGAACTTCCACTTCTGGCGCATCCGCAGCAACTCTTCGACCATCTTGTCGGTCGTGACCTGGCCGTTCCACCAATCCACTTCCCACAAGTCCCCTTGCGTGTCGACGCCGAACACTCCGATCTCGCTAAAGTCGTTCTTCCCCTCCGAGACCGCCGCGTCGTAGCCCGCGACATAAGCCAGATACGGCGGCGTCGACTTGATATCGTAGAAGTCGAACATGTCGACCGCGAACCGCCCCGACCCTTGAGGCGTCGGGCGCTGCTGATACAGGCTCGACCAGGTACGAGCCGACTCCGGCCCTTGCGCTTCCTCGAACATCTTCCAGTGCTCGAGCGGATAGTATTCGGGCCAGATGTACTCCCCGAGTTTTCGGCCCAGCGGGTCGTCCGTGCGCTCGCACTTCGCCGGGATGTTGAGCACTTCCCAGTCGAGCCCGTCCGTGCAGCGGATCATCCCCGAGCGGCCGTCGTAGTCATCCGGCAGAATGCGTCCCGCCAAGTCGTCTTCATGCCAACGGGTGAGGATCACGAAGCCCCAGGCGTTCGGCAGGCATCGGGTGAGCAGGTCATCCTTGTAGGCGTTGTACACGTCCTGGCGCTGGGTCTCGCTATCCGCTTCCTTGCGACCTGGTATCGGGTCATCAATGATCCAGCCATTCGCGCGGTTGCCGGTCAAGCCGCCGGTCAAGCCCATCGCCAACATGTTGCTGCGATTGCTGAGCAGCCAGTCCTTCGCCGCGTTCTTCTCGATGACCGGGTTCTCCGGCCACATCTGTCGGTACGCCTCCTGCTCGCAGATGAACATCGCGCGCCGCGACTGCCGCTCGGCAAGATCGCCCTGGTATCCGGTGAGCATCAGGCGTGAGCCCGGGAACTTGCCCATGTACCACGTCGTCGCGACGCAATCGGCGTAGAGCGACTTGGCCGATCCAGGCGGCAGCATGTAGAGCGCCCGGCCCATGGGCCGCATCATCGTGCGCTGCATGGATTCCAGCATGACCGCATGGTGTCGCGCCATGAAGGCCGACGCGGGCCCAAGCAGATCCTCGTCCGGACACATGGGCTCGGCCGGGACGGTCGGCATCTGGATAGATAGGGCGTAGGAGTGCAGCGACTCCTGGCAGCGCTTGCGGCGAATCAGCTCGCGAGCGACCGCGGCGCGGGTGAGTGACATTGCCCAACTCTACTGGACGGCCACCACGCTGTCATCCTGCATCGCGGCTTGAAGGTCCGCGATCGTCATGTTCTTCGCCGACTCCGCGTTCGCCGACACGTCGATCTCCACCGACTTCAACTTCGGCAGCGAGAACTCCGCGAGCTCCATCACTTTCTCCAGGTACACCTTGGGGTTCTCGGCCTGCAAGGTGCGAAGCGCCTCCTGTATGTGCGGCACCTCGAGCGCCAGCACTTCAGCAAACTTGTGGCGCATGCGCGCCTTGCTGATGTTGTTGATCTTGCCCATCGACAACGCACCAGGCGCCTGTGGCCTGGCGAGAGATTGCTGGATCACCTCCTCGCGCGGAAGCTGGGCGAACTCATCAATGCCCGTGAAACCGGTGAGCTCTTCGAGTTTGGATGGCATGCATTGAAGCGTACCGCAAAGCCTAGAAGTCGCACAACACGAGAACCTAGACCAGGTCACAGCCCGGGCGCCGCGCCAACCAGGCTCGCGCAACCAATCGGAACGTTTCCTCGCCCCAATCAGCAAACGCCGCGTTGAGCGCCCATACGACCATGCGGCAGTTGTCCGGCGTATAGCCCCTCGCTGGGTCTATCCGATCTATGCTCGGGATGAAGGCTGTCGTCTCCTTGGACCACGTGGCGAATGGCAGCCCCGATAGCTCGCACACTCCAGTCCGTAATTTCTCGTACAACCAGACGGAATCTACGGTTGGCGCGGGAAAGCCCTTCTGCTTCGAGCGCTTCCGCATGCCGTGCATCATCGCGGCCACCCGGCCGCGGAGTGTCTTCTTCCATGCGTACTTGGCCCGCGGCTTCCTGGTCCGCTTTCTGCGAGCCAGTGTACAGGGGCGGCAATGGCCGTCTTCGTAGCGATCAGTGTGTCCGCAGCTAACGCGCATTTTGGTACTCAAAAATTTTTTAAAACGAAAAGCGAGTATAGGGTCCCATTGAAAATTTTGCAAAGCGAGCGGCGGTAGTGGGCCCCCGTGTGTGGAGTCCCGGGAGAGGCTCATAGCGGTGGGGGTGGCGGCCCAGGCCGGCCCTCGGCTCGCTGCACTGCAGCATGCGGCTAGCGGACCGGCTTGACATATGCGACAGCGATCAGCGGTGCGCGGACAGCATTACCTGCATAATCAAGGACTTGTGATTTAACATACTAAGGATTATGCGTAGTAGCGCAGCCTGGATCACTGTATATGCGTACAGCACTGGATGGGCGTACAGCTGTAAGCTATTGATTGTACAGCATTATAGCTTTTGGCTATCGCGAGGGGCGGAATCGATAGTTTTTGACTACTGGGGTTTTATACAGTGGTTTTGCTGTCGCGGTCCTGTCGA